TTCGCAAAGGCTGTCACAACAGTCAGCGGAACTGGTGCAGTAGCACCTTCAGGCTTCTAGTAGGCCTAGCCTTGGCGTTGATCCTGTCTTCGGATAGGATCAACGCTTCGGCGTTACACATTGGGGGAAAATATGGAATCGTTATTCCTCGAAGGGTTGAAGTCAGCCCGCGAGATCATTCAGAACAAAGGCATCGAGAAGCTCGATGAACTAATCCACGAACTTGATTTTGAAAAGCGCGAGCGCGAAAACGCTGCTGCGACTCCAGCGGGTGAAACCCGATGAAACTCAAAGACAAGGTCTGCATTGCAACCATTAACGATGGGAAGATCAACGCTCAATTAGCGATCGACCTCATCCACATTGCCCGTCAACGATTCGATCGTTTCGACTCTTATGTCCAGGTATCTAATTCCGGACTAATTACTCGCTCCCGAAATCTCCTTGTCAAGAATTACCTCGAGCAGACTGACGCTCCTTGGCTCTTGATGATGGATTCAGATGAGCGAATGACACTTGAAAATTTCGACAAACTTGTCGCCGCTGCCGATGCTGAGAAGCGTCCAGTTGTCTCAGCTCTTGTCTTTGCCGCGTTCTTTGATGATGAAGATATGCTCCGACCAGTCCCAACGATCTACAACGAATTCCCAGATCGCGGCTTGGTTGCTTTTGATGATTACCCAATCGATGAAGTCATCAAGGTCGATGCAACTGGTACAGGTTGCCTACTGATTCACCGAAGCGTTCTGCTCGAAATTCAATCTAAGACAACCGAGAACCAAGGTAAGGAATGGGCTTGGTTCATGGATGGACCGATCGCAGGTCGCTGGTTTGGTGAGGATTTGCTCTTTTCCAAGCGACTGGCTTCCCTTGGGATACCATTGCACGCACATACTGGCGCGATCCTCGCCCACAAAAAAGATTTCTGGCTAGACGAAAGACACCACACACCATTTCGCGAACACGCGATCAAGAACAAAGCGGCAGAGTAAGACGTTACCCCCTGGCGACCCTGCTCTGTCGCCCCTAAATCTAAGGAGTCAATGTGACAACTTCGTATCCAAACGGAATCGATAGCTTCATCGATCCACAGGCGACGGATACCCTTGACTCAAGCACAGTTCCACACCACGCTCAACACGCGAACGCCAACGATGCGATCCACGCCATTGAGTCAACGCTTGGAACCAACCCTCAGACGACCCATACAACGGTTGCAGGGCGTCTCACAGACATCGAAACCTCGATCACTAACATTTCCCTAACGCCTGGACCTACGGGCGCCACAGGTCCAACTGGACCCGTTGGAGCCACAGGTGGCACAGGTGCAACTGGTGGCGTTGGCGCAACCGGAGCAACTGGTCCAATCGGACAAACTGGTCCAACTGGATCGACTGGTCCAACAGGTCCCGTCGGTGTAACCGGAGCAACTGGTTCAACTGGAGCCACAGGCGCGACAGGTCCAATCGGACAAACTGGCGCAACTGGTCCATCAGGTTTGGCTGGCAATAAGTACCAGACCACATCGACAACTTCAGTCACTCTCCCAGTTTCAGGATCGCAGACAATCACGATCGGAACTGGCCTCAACTATTCCGTACAACAGTCAGTCATCGTTGCCAACACCACATCGGCTTATTTCGTCGGTGATGTCTCGAGCTACAACTCTGGAACTGGCTCTCTCGTTCTCAATGTCACCAAGACGCTAGGAACTGGCACATTCACATCCTGGACAGTCAACCTTGACGGTGCTGTCGGTGCTGTCGGTGCTACAGGTCCAGCAGGTGCGACTGGTGCAACTGGTCCCGCAGGTGTAACTGGCGCAACTGGCCCAATCGGTCAGACAGGACCAACGGGCGCGACTGGTGCGACAGGTCCAGCAGGTGTCACCGGAGCCACAGGTCCCGCAGGTGCTTCAGGCGCTAACGGAGCCAATGGCGCAACCGGAGCGACTGGTCCAACTGGTGCAACAGGTCCCGCAGGTGCTTCTGGTGCCGCTGGTGCTTCTGGCGCAGCTGGAGCCGCTGGTGCAACTGGAGCCACAGGTGCGACGGGTGCGACGGGAGCAACTGGTCCAACTGGAACTGGATACTCTGGCGTCGCTTCATTGACAAGTGTCACCATCGGCACAGGATCACAGACATTTACTTTGGCAGGTTCCTACCAGGGTGCCTTCATCGTCGGACAACGAATCCGCGCCATCTACCCAGTATCGCCAACGAACTGGATGGAAGGTGTCATCACTTCGATCAACTCAACCACTTTGGTTTTGAATGTTGATACGACAAGCGGCTCTGGCGCTCAATCAATTTGGAATTTTGCAGTCGCAGGATTAATCGGCGCAACTGGCGCGACTGGTGCTTCAGGTTCTAACGGAGCCAACGGAGCAACTGGCGCAACCGGAGCCACAGGTCCAGCGGGTGCAACTGGAGCCACAGGTGCATCCGGAGCAGCTGGCTCAAACGGAGCTGTCGGCGCAACTGGCGCAACGGGTCCAACTGGTTCAACGGGTCCAGTCGGAGCAACGGGCGGAACTGGTGGCACAGGCGGAACTGGCGCAGCTGGTTCAAACGGCGCTGTCGGCGCAACCGGAGCCACAGGTCCAACTGGAGCAACTGGCCCAGCCGGAGCCACAGGTGCAACTGGAGCGACAGGACCTAGCGGATCGGTTTCCGTACAGACTTGGCGTTATACAGCAACCGGCGGCGAAACCTCATTGTCAGGAACCGACGGATTCTCAACCACTTTGGCTTACACAGTCGGCGCAGAGCAGGTCTACATCAACGGCGTTCAGCTCGTGCGTGGAACTGACTACACCGCTTCGACTGGCACATCGATCACCGGATTGACTGCCCTAGTTGCTGGCGACACCGCTGTCGTTCAGTCACCTAACAGCTTCGCGGTAGCCAACGCAATTCCTATCTCTCAATTCACAGCCAAGGGCGACATCCTGGTTGGAACCGGATCCGGAAGCGAAACTGCACTCAATGTCGGAGCTGACGGGTCAACACTCGTGGCAAACTCTTCCTCAAGCACAGGCGTTGCTTGGGCAGGGCCTATCTTTGCTGCTGGTAAGAACAAGATTCTGAATGGTGATTTTGGAATATGGCAACGAGGTACTTCATTCTCAACAAGTGGCTCTCTAACTTACACCGCAGACCATTTCTATAATTATTGGAATGGCTCAGGTGCAGTAACAGTTAGCCAACAAACCTTTACCCCAGGAACCGCTCCAGTTGCGGGCTATGAATCTGCTTACTTCTACCGCTACAACCAAACATCTGCTGGTTCAGGTCAAGGATACGCAGCAATCATTACTGCTCCAATTGAGGATGTTCGTACCTTTGCGGGTCAAACAGTTACCTTCTCATTTTGGGCAAAAGCCGATACAACAAGAACTTACTCTTTGGTCATTGGTCAATACTTCGGTTCAGGCGGTTCATCTGAAGTAACTATCTCAAACGATGTTTCTTTGACTACCTCCTGGGCAAGAAAAACTGTCACGGTGACACTTGCTTCATTGGCTGGAACTACCATTGGAACAGGCGCTTACCTCTATGTTCGCCTAAATGCCAAGACTTTCAACATCACTCAAACTGTTGATACTTGGGGCTGGCAACTAGAAGCAGGTTCAATCGCTACCGCCTTCCAAACTGCCACAGGCACACTTCAGGGGGAGTTAGCCGCTTGTCAGAGGTATTACTACCGCCAGACTGGAAGCAGTTACGAGCAACAAGTTTTTGGAACTGCTAACTCATCAACCAATATCATTGGATTTCTTCGTTCGCCCGTAACAATGCGAACCTACCCATCAGTTCTTGATGTCAATGCTCTTGTGGCTTATGACGGAGTAACCAGCATTTCAATAACTGGCGCAAGTTTTGCTTGGCAAGGCGCTGGCAACGAAGTTTTGTTAAACTTTACTGGAAGCGGTTTTACTCAATACAGACCATATACAATCACTAACAACAACAATAGTGCTGGATATATCGGATTAGGTGCGGAGTTGTAATGGATACAGTTACTTATCAAGATTTTCCTATGCGAGATGGCACAACCCGCACTTTTGCAATTATTACGCATGATGATGGTTCTTTTACTTCAATGCTAAAGGCTGACTATGAAGCCAACACACTCCCATCCAACTCTTCTACACCACAGGCAGGTGCATAAATGAGTCGCGCACAACTTACAAGTACGGTTGAGCAGAATACGGGTGGGGCAGTAGCGCCGTTCTTGGCTGGTAAGAATAAGATCATCAATGGTGACTTTGGTATTTGGCAGCGTGGCACTTCATCTGGCGCAATCACAACTGGCGGCTCATACCAAGCAGATCGTTGGAAGTTTGGCTGGAACGGTAACGGCACAAACACCATTTCTCAGCAATCTTTCACACCCGGCTCAAATGTCATCCCCGGCTATGAACCTCAATACTTTCACCGCTTCACCGTCAATACGGTAGGAACCAACACAACCTTTGATATTTACCAATGCATTGAGAATGTCCAAACCTTTGCTGGTCAGACAGTTACATTCTCATTCTGGGCAAAAGCAGATTCATCTCGTTCAATTCAAATCTTTCCTTATCAAGTGTTTGGTTCTGGCGGTTCTGCTGCTTCACCAGTAACCCCGCAAACTATTACCCTAACAACTTCATGGGCAAGATATTCCTACACAGTTGCAATCCCAAGCATCTCTGGTCAAACAGTAGGAACTGGCTCTAGCTTAAACTTTGGCTGGCATGGCACACCAGTTTCAGGAATGGTCATTGACTTCTGGGGCGTACAACTTGAAGCAGGAAGCGTGGCTACACCTTTCACCACCGCATCAGGCACACTCCAAGGAGAGTTAGCCTTGTGCCAGAGGTATTACTACCGTATGACTACTGACTTGGCTCAGTATCTAACCTTCGGCCAAGGAGCAGCGCAAAACTCAACCCTTGTCGAGATTCAAACCTTCTTCCCAGTAACGATGCGCACACAACCAAACACCTTGGATTACGCAAACCTACAAGTTCAGCAATATCCTGCTGGCTCTGTATATTCCGCAACATCGGCAACGGTTGGCGTGGGCAACGGCAGAAATATGGCATCAACACAACTGACAGTTTCATCTGGTTTAAGCACAGGCACAATGTATCGTGGGCTTCTCAATGGCTCTTCCACAACAGGCTATCTTGGATTTAGTGCGGAGTTGTAATGAACAATGTAACCTTTCAAGACATTCCCAATGGCATCAACGGCGAAGTAACAACTTTTGCGATTATTGACAATGGCAACGGCTCGTTCGTTTCCATGCCAAAAGCCACTTACGAAGCCACACTTGCAGCCAACTCAGCCCCAAACTCCACAGAGAGTTTGGCGTAGCTGATCGAAAGGTGCTAACTTGTCAAGCATGGAACTAATACCTCTTGACGAGATATACCGTCAGCTGAAGAACCGCTACGACACCTCGGGCTTCAGCCCATATGTCATCCGCACCGATTGGCAGATCATCCGGCGCATAGGCGTCCATCCGGCGCTGGCCACAGTTCAGGACTTGGAGAAGGTTGTCCTATCAGCCACCAAGCAATCGACCAAAGCCAACTATGTCTCCAGGTTGCGCTCGATCTACAAACACCTCAACAAGATGAACCTCGTCAACGGCAATAACCCAGCCGAGGACTTGCCAAGGGTGAAAGCAGGTCGCGGCGTACCAAAGCCCGTCACCAAGGCCGAATTCGAGAAGCTGCTGGCAGAATCGCCAAAGCCTTATCGCGACTGGTTCATCCTGGGTGGAATGGCAGGTCTGCGAGCGCACGAAGTCGCCAAGATCGAAGGCGCTGATCTGATCACAGATAACGGCGGGTATTCCTTGCGGGTTATCGGCAAAGGCAAGACCGACCTAGTCATCCCAGTTTCAGCCAAGGTCGCCGAGACAATTCAGAGCTACAACACGCTCGGACCACTCTGGAAGATCGACCCTAACAAGTTCTCCAAGAAGGCAGCCGACGAAATGCGCCGCGTTCTCGGACCTAACGCCAAGCACTTCCACTCTTTGCGCCACTACTTTGCCACGACGATGCTTGAAAAGTCCGACGGCGATCTATTGGCAGTCCGAGACTTGATGCGCCATTCATCGGTGGCAACCACGCAGGTCTATACTCAACTCTCGCAAGGTAGGACACGCTCGCTCGTCGACATGATCTAGGGGGATTCATGCGCTTTCACGTCTTAGCACTTCCACACACGCAGGTCACGCCAGAGTTCGCTGGCTGCGCTTTCACCGAGAAGGTGCGCCGGTTCTGCATCATGATGACCGACCTAGGTCACGAAGTCATCCTCTACGCTGGCGAGGAAACCACAGCGCCAGTCACCGAGCTAGTCACCTGCATCACCGAAGCCGAAAGACAAGAAGCAGTCGGCGATCAGCACTACACCACGACCACTTGGGACCAAGATTCCCCACATTGGCAAATTTTCAACGCGAACATCATCACCGAACTAGGCAAGCGCCTACAACCTAAAGATTTCATCTGCGCTATCGGCGGCTATTCGCACAAGCCGGTTGCTGACGCTTTCCCGTCCCACATGACGGTTGAATTCGGCGTCGGTTATGGGGGAGTCTTCAGTCAATACCGCGTGTTCGAGTCTTACGCGTGGATGCACTCAATCTATGCCGCCTACAACAATCCGACGGCGATCGATGGCAAGTTCTACGATGTTGTCATTCCTGGCTACTTCGAGCCTGACTGGTTCCCGCTAGGCGACGGCTCTGGCGATTATTACCTTTACATCGGCCGGATCATCGACCGCAAAGGCTACGCAATCGCCCAAGAAGTNTGCGAGCGACTAGGCAAGCGGCTGATCCTTGCTGGTCCAGGTGAAGGCAAAGGCTACGGCGAATTCATCGGCTCAGTTAACCCCGAACAGCGTGCAGAATTGATGGGAAAGGCGGTAGCAACATTCGCTCCTACTCTCTACATCGAGCCTTTCGGAAACGTGGCTATCGAATCCCAAGCCTGCGGAACGCCGACGATCACAACCGATTGGGGCGCTTTCACCGAAACCAATCCAAACGGCGTTACTGGTTATCGCTGCCGGACTTTACAAGAATTCTGCGACGCCGCAGAAAAGGTCAAAACACTAGACAGAAAAGCAATTAGCGATCACGCAAAGTCAAGATATTCTCTCGATGTCATNGGGCCACAGTACGAGGCCTACTTCGAGCGACTGCTAACATTGTGGGATGGTGGCTGGTATCAATTAAGGAGCTGAAATGACAACGGCTAGTTCAATGTTTCGCCGGATTGTCACGCTTCCGCAGATGATCTATCGCCAGTCGATTGCTTCGATTGTTGCTCACTATTTCTACAACCAGCCAGGAATTAAATACAACCAATCTTCCTGGACTTATGACTACATCTCCGATCGTGGCAATATGGCAGAACATCCAGTTGCAGGTCCTTCAATGAAAGGTCGATAATGGCGACGACATACTTCCTCGGAAGCCAAGTTCCTCTCGGCGTAACCATCACCGATGCCACCGGCACTCCAGCCGATGCAACAGCGGTCGTCCTCACCGTTACCTTGCCAGATGGCACAACTGCAACACCAAGCGTCAACCACTCTGGGACTGGCCTTTATGATGCCGACTACACACCTTCCCAATCAGGACGCCACACAATCTTCTGGGTAGCCACAGGCACAAACGCCAGCTCCTATTCTGATGANTTTACAGTTCGCGACCCTAACGACATCTCGATCGTCTCATTCGATGAAGTCAAGGATCACCTCAACATTCCATCGACCAGCACAACCAACGACTCTGAGTTGTATCGCTTCATCGATGCTGCAACAGATATGGCAGAGGCNTACACAGGCACAGTTCTTGGTCGCAAGACTTTCACCAATGAGGTCTACGACGGAAACCAAACCGACCTTCGTCTCCAGAATCCTCGCGCTCTGCAAATCCTCAGCGTTGTCGAAAATGGAATCACTCTCACCGCTGCCGATTACGCTCTGGATTACACCGGACAACGACTTAGCCGCGTGACTGCTGGTTCACTCAACGAGCCAAACTTCTACGGAATCTGGGCGCCAGGATCAAAGAACATCACCGTTTCCTATGTCGCTGGATTTACNAATCCTCGCCCTCAAGCCAAGCAAGGCGTCCTCGAGCTAGTGCGTCACCTTTGGCAAACCCAGCGCGGATCAATGAACGTGATTTCACGCAACCAGAACGGCGATGATTTCTACCCAGCCTCGACCTTCTCAATGCCTCGTCGCGTGATGGAATTGCTCGACCCAATCAGTCTGCCAGGTATCCTCTAAATGGCAACGACGACAGCGGTTGAAAATCTCATCCAAGCGATGATCACAGCCTTCAAGTCGGCTTCGTCCCTAACTGGCGTTCAGGTCTACGACGGACCAGACATCAATATCGACTCTTATCCAAACAACTGGATCGCAGTCGGACACGATGGCAACGAAGACGGCGATGTCCAAGTTTCCGACTCCCGCAATAATTGGGAGCTAGTCGGTAATTACAAAATGTTCGAAGACGGAACGGTCAACTGCACGCTAGTTGCTCAGTCTGGTGATACTCACTTGGCTCCCGTTCGCCAGCAAGCCCAGACAATGCTTTCGGCTATTGACACCATCATTCGTTCAGACCCAAGTTTCGGTGGAGCAGTCCTGTATTCAGGCCTTGATTCTCACCGAATCCGCTACATCCAAGCCAACGCAGGTGCGGCAGTTCAGATTGATTTCACAGTAGCTTACAGAGCGAGAACCTAGGAGAAAACATGGCCAAGATCAAGAACGTTTCGCCACTCGGCGATCTTTACATCCCATCGTTGGGATTAGCAGTTCCAGCCAATTCAACTTTTGATGTTGCTGATGCCGCAGTTGCAGCTTCACTCTTGGAGCAGACATCTAACTGGGCAGCAGCAGATCAAGCAGCGGCAACAGTAACACCAACACC